CAGACCGGCAGATAAGAGGTGGCCACGCAGTTGACCGAGTCCGGCACGCCGTTGAGCTGCTCCGACGCCTTGATGCGCATGGCGATCATGGCGACGCCCGGCTGGGTCACCGGGTTCTGGTACTTGATGCTGCGCAGCGCGGTCCAATAGGTCCTGTCCGTCCCCTTGCTGCTAGAGAGGTTGCCGTTGACTCGGCGAATCCGAACCTCCCAGGTGCCGGCGGAGGCGGTGCGGAAGCGGCCGCTACGACGCACGGCCCGGGCGGTCTTCTCCTCCATCTTGACGTTGCCGCCAGAGGTGAACCCTGTGTCGCTGATCGGCAGCCAGCTGGGCGTGAGCCAGGTCGAGGAGCCCTCTGCTCGATACTGCACCTCGAATCGGGCATCGACCGTCTGCGGGTTGCCCTTGTCGTCGTACTTGACCAGGCCCGCAGGCGCGGTGAGATCGATGCTCACCTCCCGCGTGTTGCTTTCCGTGGTTCGGCTCACCCAGCTCACGCCGCTGGTGAGCTCGACGGAGAGCGCCAGCTCGTCTATGTCCTGGGTGTAAAGCGTGAGCGTGCGGTTGCCTGACCAACCGTCCGGGCCCCCTTCGGTGGTCTCGATCTCGACTCCGGTGAAAGAGGAGAGCGGCGTGTCGCCAATCTTGATGTCCTCGATCTTGAGCGGCCCATAGCCGACCAGGAAGAGCATCCGGACATATTGGTTGTCGCCGTCGCTCTCGGTGTAGGGCTGCGCCGCCAGCACGGGGTAGAGGCGCCGGTTGCCGAAGAGCCGCGGAATGGGCTGATAGGGCGCCATCCGGTTCTGCGTGCCGGTGATCTGATAGGACGGCGCGCCCAGCATCTTGTCGAACTGGTCCAGCGGGTTGGGCGGCGGGATCAGCGCGTTGACAAGCAAGGTGCCCACGGTCACGAGCGTGGCGGAAACCGCCGAGGTTGCCACCAGGGCCGCCGTGCCGGTGATGCCCAGCGCGCCCACGATGTAAGGGGCTGCCACGGCCGCGGCGATCACCACGGCGATCAGCAGCACGGTGCGCAGGATGTTCTTGCCACCGCCACCGCCTTGCGGCCGAACCCGGATGTAGACGACCTCGCCCTCCTCGAGGATCCGCTCGGCCCAGAGCTGGCGGTCGAGCTGACGGTCGCCGATGACCACCTCGAGGTGGCCATGCAAGGGCCGCGGGATCCGGGCCTCCTTGATCATCTCGGCCACGCTATGGCCGGGTTGCATATGGGTGACGATCCGCGTCTGCTTGAACGGGTGCGGCTGATAGACGATCGGGCTGTGGCCGGGGACGAGATTAGGCATGGGCGTGGGGTCGATAGAAGCCAAGGACGCGCTTGGACCATTCCAAGCCGGTATAGGTGTCGATGCAGGACATCGTGCGCTCATGGGTGTGCAGCATGCGGCCTGGCGCCACGACCAGGCCAACATGCAAGGGATGGCCGCGCATGCGGATCAGGACGGCATCGCCCAGGCGCTCCTGGCCAGCCTCGACCGGGTCATAGGCTCGCTCCCGCTCTTGCGCGATGAAGCCGGCCACGGCCAGATTGTCGGCCTTGCCGGCCCACGCAGGGGCAGCCCATGGCGGCTCCTCGAGGCCGAAGCGCTCGCGCCAGACCAGGCAGACCAGGCCCCAGCAGTCGAGCCCCTGCGCCCGATCGCGGCCGCCGGTGGCGTAAGGGATGCCCACATATTGGGCCAGCCAGTCGGGCAGCATCAAAACAGCCCCGGGAAGCGCTGCGGCGTGATCGTCACCGCAATAGGCTCGGCCAGGATCGCCTCGAAGGCCAGGTCGGCGGTCACCGTCTGGGCGTCGTACATGGCGTTGCGCAAGGTGAGGCCCTCAAAGGCGATCTCCACGGTGTCCGGGTCGCTGGCCAAGATCACCTCAATCGTCACCGCGGGCGGAGAATCGATCGAACGCAGCGCTACCACCACCTGGCGGTCGATATTGTCGATCCGCAGGCGCGCCTTGGGCATCTGGTCCGGATCGTCGCCCGGCAGGTCGATGTCGAAGGGGAAGGCGATGAACTCGTCGCCGCGGCTGGTGACGTTCTCGTTGTTGTTGACGACACGGATCGGCGGATCGATGTCGGGATGCTCGATCGTGAGCAGGATGAGCCAGACCTCTTCGGTTTGCTGGTCGTGCGACGAGAAGGTCGCGGTCTGCGAGATCGAGCGGCTCATCCGATCTGCTCCAGGACAAAGGAGGTGCGGACATATTCGCCGCCGATCGGGCTGTGCTGCGGGGCGGGCTTCCTGAAGCGGAACGTCACCGCCGTGCCATAGCGCGGATGCCGCCAGTCAAACGGCAGCGAGCCACCGGCCAGCGTGCTCTCGTAGAAGGTCTCGAAGGTCTCGGCCTGGGCATTGCTCAGCTGCAGCGTGATATTGAACATGCGGTTTGCGGCCGTGTAGCGGCGGCGGACCTTGGCGATGCCGGCGTCGACCTGTGTCTCGATGGTCTGCTCGGGCAGCTTTTCCGCATAGCCCTGTTCCAGGACGTAGACGGGCAAGGAAGATGGCCAGGAAGCGGGCATAGATTATCTCTTGGCGATGACACGGCGGGCGCCGTAGTTGGCGGCGAAGTCGCGATCGAGATCGCCCGAGCGCATGGCGCGGCGGACCTCGTCGCGGATGAGGACGGAGATGACCCGCTGGCCGTCGTCGCCGCGGTCCTCCTTGATCTCGACCGGCTCGGTGCCTGGGCCCGAGCGCATGTCGTTGACGATGACGCTAACCTTGGGATCGTTGGCGGCCACGCCCAGGCGGCCGTCCGAGGTGCGCTTGAGCGGCATGATGGCCTCGGGCCCGGCCTCGCCCATGAGGCCCGTGCCGCCCGGCATCGGGAAGTAGGTCGGGCTGCCCACGATGCCGCCTCGGGCGAATGGAACGACGTTGCCGCCCAAGAAGACGTTGCCGTTGGCGCTCTTGGTCGGGGTGCCTGAGCCGAACAGGTTGCCGGTGAGGCTGGAGACGAAGGTGTCGAGCGCGGTCATGGCGGGCTTCATGAGCATCTTGGTCAGCCCGCCCAGGACCTGGCCCAAGGCATTGTTGAGCACGCCCGCGAAGTCCTTGGCCTGCAGCTTGCCGGTCGAGAAGCCCCTGGTGAAGGCGTCGGTCAGCCCGTCGCTCAGGCTCGTCGTAAGGTCCTTGCCGATCTGGTTGATCTCGGCGAACCGGGCCTTGCTGCGGTCGAGCTGCACGTTGGCCATGGCGATGTCGGTGGCCAGCGCCAGCTGCTCGCGGGCCTCGGCCGATCTGAGGTCCACGCCCTGCGTCAGAAGCTCGTTGCGCTTGGCGATGACGGCGGTCACGACGCGCTCCTGGTCCGCGGAGAGGCCGATCAGGTCGTGCTGCTCACGCACCGCCTCGAGCTGATCGCGCAACGCCTGCGTCTGCTCGGTCAAGACCGTCTGCCGCTCGGTGGCGTCCTGCTCGCGCATCCGGCCGGCGACCAGTCCGGCATCTTCGGCCGTCATGCCGCGGGTCGAATCGGCGATGCGCGCCTCGAGCTCGAACTCGCGGCGAGCCCTGGGGTCGCCCACCGTGCCCAGGCGCATGCGCGATTCGGCCAGGCCGCGATCCATCTGCGCCAGCCGCTCAGCCGTGCTCAATTGCTCCTGCAATGCAGCGTTCTGCCGCATGAGGATGGCCACGCGCTCGGCCGCCACCGGGTTCATCCGACGGGTGACGTCGGCGATCTGCGCTTCAAGCTGCAGCCTTTGCTGCTCTCGCGGGTTGTTGGCGGCCCCGAGCTGCGCCTTGGCGCGCTCCACAGTGCGCTCCAGGTTGGCGATCTGCTCGGCATTGGCCACGGCGTCCTGGGCGGTCTTGGTTCGGCGCAGCTGCGTCTCGTAGGCCTTCATGGCGGCCTCGACTGCCGGCGTGGTGATCTTGCCGAACTTCTCGAAGCGGTAATCGGCCAGCTCCTGCGCAATCTCGAGCTCGCGCACGGCGGCGGCCGTAGCCCCGACGCGGGCACGCAAATTGGCTTGCGCATCGGCCTGGCGCTTGACGCGCTCGGTGTCGGTGGCGACCAGGCCCACCTGCTCGGTGACGAGCAGGCCCATGGCCTGCTGGCTGGAAACCGGCCGGCCCTGCTGGGTCGATTGCTCCGACAGCTGGATCGCCCGCCGGGCCAAAGCCGTGCCGCCGCCGCCGCCACCCATGGCGCGGGCCTGATCCTCCTGCTGCAGCGTGCGGCCGAGCTTCTCGTAGGCCGAGCCGATCGTCTCCAGCTCGGACGAGACGGCCTGCAGCGCCGTGGCGAGCTTGAGCTGGCGCTCGGCGTAGTCCTCGGTCGAGACCTTGCCTTCGGCGAAGCGCTCGTCGAGCCGGGTCAGGGCATCGCGCAGGGTGTCGATCTGGCCTTTGAGCTTGGCCTGCTTCTCCAGGAGGCTGTCGGTTTCCTTGGCGACCTTCAGCCCCTGCTCGATGGGCGCATTGCGCGCCCGGTCCTCCTCGGCCTCCACGGCCAGGGTCTGGGCCCGGGCAAGCATGCGCTGCTGCTCTTGCAGGTTGGCCATCTCCTCCATGCGCTTGGCGATGCGGCCACGCGCCAGGTAGTTGGTGCCCAATGTATTGATCGCACCCAGGATCCCGGTCTGTTCGGCCAGCTGGCGATCGAGCTCGTTCTCGCGGCGCAGCTTCTCGATCCGCGCCTCGATGGAGTTGTCGAGCTGGCGGTTCAAGAAGCCGATCGCCCCTTCGATGTTCTTGATGAGACCCTGGACGATCGAGGATGCGCCCAGCGTCCGGCCCAGATTGGCGCCGAACTCGGCTGCCTGGTTGGTCATCCGCTGGAAGGCCCGCTCGGTGGTATCGGGCATCTTCTCGAAGTCTTGGCGGACCTTGTCGGTCTGGCCCAGGAGAGCTTTGAAGACCTTCTCCGAGGTCAGCTGCCCTTCGGCACCCAGGCGCCGGAGCTCGCCTACCGAGACGCCTAGCCCGTCGGCGATCGCCCGGGCCAAAGCCGGCATGTTCTCCAAGATGGCGCGCAGCTCGTCGCCGTTCAGGCGGCCGGCGGCCAAGGCCTGGGAGAGCTGCAGCATGCCTGAGCCGACCTCGCCCTGGCTGGCGCCGGAGATGATGCCCAGCTTCTGGATGGTCTCGGTAAGCTGCAGGATCTGCGGCGTGGTGGCCCCGAGCTGCTCGGCGTTGCGGGCGATGCGGGTGAAGGCACCGACCGCCTGGTCGACCGAGATGCCGGCCTCGGTGGCGGCCTTCTTGATCTCCTCGAAGGCGATGGCCGACATGGTCTCCGAGCGCAGCGCGATCTGGATCTGGGAGACGTACTGGGCGTACCTGTCCTGCAGCGGGGCCAAGGCCCCGAGCAGACCCACATAGCCCGTGGCCAGGCCGGTGACGCCGGCAATGGCCGAGCCCAGGATTGGAATCGTCGCCGAGAGGCTGCCGGTGAAGACCGGCAGTAGCCGCGAGACCGAGCCCAAGGCCGCCCCCAGGACCGCACCGCCCTGGCTCTGCCCGGCGATGCCCAGCGTAGAGGCCAGAGAGCCCGCCTCGCGGGCCACGCCGGAAAGCATGCCCGACAGTCCGCCCACCGCCTGGGAGAGGCGCTGCGAGCCTTGTGCGGCCTCTGTGGCCGCCCCGCTGATGCCTTTGACCTTGCCCGAAGCCTTGTCCGCGGCATCGCCCACCTTGCCGATCGATTGCGCGGTCGTCTCGGCGGCGCGCTTGGCGCGCTCGAGGCCGCTGGAATCGATCTCAAATCCTAGTTTTGCGATGTCGGTCATGTCTTGGCTCCGTTCGATGCCGCTTCGGCCTGCCCGTCCAGCCAGAGGTCATCCAGCTTGCGGATGGCCTCGACCTCCCACGGATCCAGCGGCCAGCGCTTCAGCCGCTGCCAGGCGTCGATCTCGAAAAAGGAGATCGGGGACGGCCCGAAGCCCGTGGGGCGGGTCCGATGCAGCTCTAGGAAAGTCTGCCACAAATGACGGACCTCGGGCGCGAGTGGCGGCGCCATGGGCTTCTTGAGGCCCTTGACCTTGGCCACGGCCTCGTAATGCGACGCGATCGAGTGCCCACCTTCGCGGCGGGCCATCAAGAACTGGTGCCGTCCGAACTCGATCAGGCCGTGGACGACACCGGCGTAAAATTCAGCCGGCTCGAGATGAAGACGTCGACCTGCTCGCGGATGATCGGGTAGCGCTGGTAGAGCTGACGGGCGGTCTCGCGGCTGCAGGGAATGGGCTCGCCGGCCTTGTCGTTGATGCCGGTCCAGGCCATCGTGCAGGCGGCCATGATCTCGATGGCGTCGGCCTCGGCCTCGGCCAGGGTGGAATCGTCACCCAGGCTCTCGCCCTTGGCAGCGCGGTCCAGGCGCTTCTTGACCTGGGCCCTGGTGAGCTTGCGGTAGGTCTCGCTGTCCGGCCCTTTCAAGGTGATGCTGACCGCCTGGCCATGCTTGTCGGTCATCGGCTGGCCGGTGAGGTTCTTGACCGGCATCTGGATGCCCTGCTCGGAGCCGGCGACGGTGTCAATGCTGTCGAAATCGAAGTCCATGTCTTTCCTCGCGATAGAAATGAAAAGGGCGGCCCATAAGGCCGCCCTCGAAGTGTAACGCCTGTGACTGCTTAGGAGTTGCTACGCTGGATCACCACGGTCGAGGTGTCGACATCGGTGGCCGTCGGCAGCAGCGCCTGGAACGGGAAGGTGGCGATCACGCCGCCATCGGGGCCGATGGTCTTGGAGACGCCCTGCAGCTTGATCCGCGGGAAGTGGAAGGTCATGAAGTCGACCGGCTGCGTGCCGGGCAGGTCCATCTGCGTCAAGAGCTCGACCTCGTCCTCGTCGAGGAAGGTCGCGATCAGGCTGTCGTCCTCGAGGTAGGCCGAGACGTTGCCGGTCACGACGATCCGGCCGTAGAAGATCTCAGGTGCCGTGTTGCGACCGACCACGGGCTGCATCGAGCAGTTGTTGGTGATCTGGAAGTCGACGTTGGTCACGACGCCGCGCTCGGCACCGGCCAGGCGCAAGGATCCCGAGACGCCGGCGAAGATGCCCGTGGCCGGAGCGGACGTGGGCGAGGCGAAGAAGGGTGCGTTGGCCTGGGAGAGGACGGCACCGTCCTGGCCCATGATGTCCCAGGAGACGGTGGCCAGGCCGTTGGGTGGCAGGGCGAAGCTCCCGGAGTTGATGCGGCAGCCGGTGAAGCGCTCGGTGATGTCGATCTCGCTCTGCAGCTGCTCGATGGTGAAGGAACGCGAGGTCAGGCCGCAGACGAGCTTCTTGCCCTGAACCGCCAGGCCAAAGGTGGTGACCGCGGTGCCGATCGTGGCCGGGGCCGGGTGAACGGTGACCGTGCGGTTGCTGGTGCCGCCGAAGGCCACGATCCGGAAGTTCGTGTCGGCGTTGGTGCCGCCGCCGGAGGTGAAGCGGAAGACGTCGCCCACGCGCAGACCCTTGGTCACCGGGTTGCCGCCGGAGAAGATGAAGGTGCTCGACTGCGCGCTGGCGGTGAAGGAGGTGAAGTCGGTGTCCGAGGCGGTGAGGCCGCTGGCCCAGGTGCCGCGCAGGAGCGCTTCGAGGAAGTCGTCGTAGGACTGCAGCGAGAGCTCGCCCTCGAAGCCGCCAGCCACGCGACGCATGCCGTGGCGCATGTCGCTGATCTGCTGGTCGGGGCGGACCTCGTTCGAGGTGAATGCGTCCTTGGTCGTGGACAGGGTCGAGCTGACGCGGCGCAGGAGCTGGCCTGCAGCGATCGAAGGCGTGCCGAGCGCCGATTCGATGCCGTAGGCTAGGGTGACGTTGACGCTGGATTGCAAGGCCATGGCGGATCTCCGGGTTGAATCGACCCGGTGCCCGGGCCAGGATGAATTTTCCTAGAGTTTACGGCCAAACCGGCGGTTTGTGGCGCTCAGGCCCAGGGCGGGCCCTGGTCCGAGAGCTCGGTGCGGGCGAGCCTGGCGGTGAGCACGTCCTGCGCCGCCACCTGCATGCCCGGCAGCCGAGCCTCCTGGTCCAGGATCCAGCCCTGGACGATGGCCAGGGTCAGCTCGGCGAAGGGGACGAACTCCACCGGATCCGGCGGCTCCAGCGTGCAGGTGCAGGGCATCTCGTAGTTCAGGCCGCCCTCGCTGGCGACCAGGCGCCAGTCGACGAGGCGCACCACGTCGACCAGCTCGCCCACGTCATGCGTGAGCAGCCGATCGACCTCGATCGTGAAGGTCGCGGGCATCCATAAGCACTCCCGGCTCGGGGGTTAGCGAAGGCTCAAGCGGTCGGCGGAGTCGGCCATTCGATCGCGTCCGGCCATCCAGGCTGGTCGGTGATGTCGCGCAGCGCCTGGCGGTAGATGGCCCAGGCCTCGTGGTTCACCGGGGCGTCGGGCAGTTGGGTCCAGTCGCTCGCTGCAAGCTCGTTGTTGCGCGACTGTCGCAGCCCTTCGACGCGTTCCCATTCAGGGTCGTAGTTGTTGACGTTTGGGTCCTCGACGACGGTCCAGCCGATCCGCCAGGCACCGTCGCGAAAGGTCGGTTGATCGTCCTCTACCAATCGCTGGGCGAGCTGCAGCTCCGGTTGTGGGTCAAACTCGACCGGAAATATGCCGAATTCGGCCAGGGCCGCAACGTCAACGTTGTAGGGAAAGGACGTGCTCGGGAAATCCTCTCGCGCCGCTTCGAAGCTGTATGGATACTTTTCAATCGCACCGTCGACGACTTTCACTAGGACATTCATCAAAACACCTCAAAGTAAAGATAACCCATTGTCTGCCACGTTCCAGCGGTGAACCATGTCAAGCGTGGATTGTGGGTCGGCTGTCGTTCATAACACTTTGACAGTATCCGGACGCCCAGGCCGCCGCCTGCGACAAGCGATGTCTCTGGGAACGAAACCTGATGGATACATGGTTCTACATGCGTGGTCGATGGCGTGTTGCCGCCGGTGAGCTTCAAGTTGGAGTCGGCCATCCCGCCGTTGGACGTTAAGACTCCATCAGTTCCCCAGGCCCAGAAGATCAAAGGATTTCGAACGTTGTTGGCCGGCAGCCCCGGGGCAATTGCCGGAGGAATAGCCGTTGCCGTCGTACCTTGGGAACTATTTTGTTGGATCAGCCTCACGCCGGAAACGGCTCTGTTGAACCGGTATCGGGTGATCACGAACCACGGACCGAGGCCATAGCTGGTGGTGCCTTGAGTGTAAGTGGTGATTTGCGATTGAGACTCTATGCGCCCCCACCAGACATAGGCCCTGGTGCGTCCGCTTGCGGGCGCCGGGCTGGCACTTGTGGCCAAGGTGAAAGGTGCAAGCGGGCTGAGACTGGTGCTCGGAGATGACGTGCCCCGCTGGAACGCATAGCAAATCACCACAAGGTCACCCACCTTGATGTCGTAGTTTGCGTCGGTGAGATTGATTGTTCGACTTGCCGGGTAGGAGCTCGACCCTCGGATCCAGGTGTTGATCATCTTGGCGTCGCCAACGTCCGTGCCTGGGAACTGTCGCGTGTCGCCTGGCCAGACGATGCGAGCCGCCCCATTTCCCCCAGGCCCAGCCCTCAACGTGGTTCTGCTGGCGCAACCTCCTACGCCAACCGGCATCACTGCCGAAAGCGTTTGGCCAAATCCATAATTCGTGTTTCCAAGCGCGCCTCCCCCATTAGACCCGCCACCCGAATTTTCGCCGTTCACGGTCGTAGAGGTGCCATTTGCTGCCTTGCCGGTGAACCCTACGCCGTAGAGGCCGACGCTGCCACCAAACCCAGAGGTTGCAATGGTCGCGCTCTGTCCAGGAGCGCCACCTGCGCCGGCGCCGGATCCTGCGGTGGGCGCAAAACCCGGGCCGCTGGAGGTACCTCCGACCGCCCCATTGCCAAGATAGCCAGCGACGCCGCCGCCGCCGCTGGCCGAGGTGGACCCGCCGGTCCCTCCTACCCCGCCAAGGTAGCTGACCACGGTTCCGCCGGAGCCGCCTGGTCCCGTCGGCGTGTTGGTCCCGACTCGCCCTGGAAATCCAAGGGCGTGCGTGCCCGTCGCTCCGCCATGGGCAACGATAACCGCGGTCCCGAGGTTCGTGCGCAGCTCACTCGTCGCGCCGTTGGTCCCAGTAATGTTCGCGTGAGAGCGCACGGTCCCACCGGCGCCGACAATGATCGTGTAAGTCTGACCGGGGAGTACCGGGTAGTTGTTGATGTAGCAGAGCCCACCTGCGCTGCCACCCTGCATGCCGCTGGATGGCGCGGTCGTGCCTCTTTGGATCCCTGCGCCACCAGACCCGATCACGATGGCAGAAATTGACGTCACACCCGCCGGCACCGTCCAGGTGTAAGTCCCGGGCGTGCCGAAGCAGATCTCGCCACGCCGCGAGTTATTGATACCCGTCTCGGCGGTGAGCGCGTTGGTTGGTTGAGTTGAAAGCATGGTTAGAACACCGTTGAGGCATAAGACTGGCCTGCCGTCGACCCAAGCCAGGTTGATCCAGTGCAGACAAAAACAAATCGATCGACGAGGTCTGTTCCAGAGGACAAAATAGGGGAAATGCCGCCTGGCCAGGTGACATTGGTCCAGGTCAAGATCACTGACGCGGATGCGATCTTGATGATCAGCGTCACGCTTTTGCCTTGGTGTCCGGCAGGAGTGGGGAAGTTGATCACCGCCGTTGCGGCCACGCGGAACATCTGAATGCTGCCATTGGTCAAGCTGATCGTGATGGGCGTCGTCAGTGTACCCGGACTGTAGGTCTCCTCGGCGTAGCCATTGATGAAGATGGCGCTATCGATCTCGCCGCCACCACCCCCGCCGCCGCTGATGACAATGTCGCCAGATCCCAGCAGGCTCTGACCGTTGATGGTCTTGATGCTCGTGCCCGAGACGAGGATCGTCTGGTAGGTGGAAGAGGCGCTCGCGGTTGTGAGGTAGGACGACATGCCGGACTGGGTCTGGTAGGTCGAGGCCGCGCTTGCGGTCGTCAAGTAGGTTGCCGTGTCCAAAGACCAGGTGTTGGCCGCATCCTTCTTGAGGAACCCGCTCGTTCCGCTGAGCCCGGCGATGGCGGTCAGATCGGCGTCCAGCGCCTGGTAAGCCGCGGCCGCGGCCGAGGTCGTCAGGTAGCTGCTCATTCCGGACTGGGTCTGGTAGGTCGATGCAGCGGCCGACGTCGTCAGGTAGGTGGAGGTGTCGAGCTCCCACGTGTTGGCCGCGGTTTTCTTCAAGAAGCCCGTGGTGCCCACCAGGCCCGCGATCGCGGTGAGGTCCGCATCGAGCGGCTGGTAGGTCGAGGCCGCGCTGGTCGTGGTCAGACCATCGGTGATGCCGAAGCCGGAGAGGGTCGTTGGCTTGCTGGCGATCGAGCTCCACGCCGGCGTGATCGTGACCGCGGTGCCGACGCCGGTGATGCGGCCTTTCGCGTCCACGGTGAATGGCCGCACGGCCGTGGCCGAGTCGTTGTAGGTGCCGGCCGTGACCCCTGAATTGTCGAGCGTCCAGGTGGCCCCGGAGCCCGAGACCGTGATGTCGCCCTTGTCACCGTCGGTGAGCGCAAAGCCGCCACTCCCGCCGGAGATCTCGATGTCGCCCGAGCCCAGAAGGCTGGTGCCGTTGATCGTCTTGATGTTCGTTGCGGAGACCAGCTTGACCTGGTAGGTGCTGCTCGCGGCAGACTGAGTCAAATAGGTCGAGGAAGCGGTGGCAGCCTTCAGATAGCCCTGGTTGATGACATAGGCCGTGGTCGCGATCTTGGTCGAGTTGTCGTCGACCGGCTGCGTCACGGCGGTGGCGTCGCCCGTCAGGTTGATGCCACCGAGCGCGCCGATCGCATCCGATTCGTTGATGAGTGTTTGTAGGCTTGGCATGGTTCAGGCTCGCAGGTCTGGCATCAGCCGATGCCGAAGGAGAGGAAGACGCGCCAGGTCGTTCCGACCCAGATGAGCTGCACGCTGACCCCGGCCACATCCACAGTAAGATCGGTGGTCTCTCCCTGCATGAGGTTGCCGTTGCGGGCGACGGTGAGCGGAGTCGTCTTGAAGTTGCCGCCATCGACGATGGTGATGATGTCGCCGACGGCGGGGCTCGCCGGCAGCGTCACGGTGAAGGCACCGCCGGAGGTGTCGCAGATCAGGAGGTCGCCGGCCAAGGCCGTGTAGTTTCCGGTCTTGCGGTCATAGCGTTGAACGATGTTGCCGGAGCCCGAGAGCGCCTGGCCCATCACATTCTTGACGTTCCCTGCATGCAGGATGTCGTTGGCGGCAACCTTGGGCGTGTCGGAAAAGGTGGCAACACCGGTGGCGCGGGTGAAGGACAGGACCGTCTTGAGGATGCCTCCCGAATCATCGCGGGCCAGCAGCTGCCAGTCGGTTCCGGCATTGCTGCCGCTCTCGGCCGAGCTGGTGGCACGTATGATCCAGCGGGCGTTGCCGCCGGTGGCCAGAATGATGTCCCTGTTCTGCCCAGAGGCGCTTGAAACCTGCAGCAGCGACTGGAAGGCGCCGTCGGATCCAATGCGGATTCGGCTGACGCCCGCGGTGTTGAAAATATTCAGGTCGCCGGTGAGGGTGTCGCCAGCCTTGTTGGCGGGCGTGAATCCCAGCGCCCCGGTGATGTCGCCAGAGCTAAGGCTGAGGCTGGCGTCGAGCGTCCAGGTGTTGGCGGCCGTCTTGCGCAGGTAGCCGCTGGTGCCGGCGAGCCCGGCAATGGCCGAGAGATCCTGGTCGAAGGGCTGCACGTCCTGGCCCAGCACCAGGCCCAGATTGGACCTGGCGGTAATAGCGTCTGAGAAGACCACCGAGCCGTTGAGGCTGATCGTGCAGGTGGCCCCGCTGGTGGCGGTCCCGACGTTCAAGACCGTGGTCGAACCGTTGCCACCGCCGGTGGCGAGGTTGACGGTCTTGGTGACGCCGCTGCCATGGGCTCCGCTGGCAATGTTCAGCGTGTGCGTCGACGTCGAGCGGTCAAGCGTGATGGTTCCGGTCTGGCCCGTTCCGCCCAGCGTCAAGGTACCGCTGGTCTGGCTCGTGCCGATGTCAATGCTACCGGTGGGGGTGCTGAAGCTAATGGCCCCGGAGGCGTTGAGCGTGGCGAAGGTCTGCGCCCCGGTCCAGGTCTGCGCTAGGCCCAGGGAAGCGATGGTGTAGGTGGCGGCTGAGCCGCGGTAGAACAGGGCGGTGTTCGTGCCCCAAAGATCACCGGTCTGCGGGATCGCTGGCGCGCTGCCGGCGCCGATGTTGAGCCCGGCTGATTCCGACGATGACGGCGCCAGGTTGACCTTGCCGGTGAAGGTGTCGCCGGCGATGTCGGCAGGGGTGTAGCCGATACCGCCACCCCCTCCGCCAATCTCGATGATGGTCTCGACGCCCGAGACGGCCTTCTTGACGAACAGCTTGCCGTCGTAGGTATTGATGGCGATCTCGCCCAAGGCGAGATCGCTCGTAAGTGGAATGCGGCCGGGCACTGCCGACCGCTTGACCTGCAAAACATTCGCCATATGGCGCCCCTGTTCGCCTATATAGGCGGGGAAGGTTTAGAACGAGCCGCCGTCGACCGTGATCCCGTCGAAGGTGGTGAGGTTGGTGATCGAGCCGCCGCTGATCGAGACGTTGTTAGCGGCCTGCGTCGCGATCGTGCCGAGCCCGAGGGTGCTGCGACCTGCCGTGGCGTCGGCGCCACCGACCAGGCTGCGGCCGAAGGTCGTGAAGTCCGTGGTCGTGAAGCTGTCCGAGCCATCCGCGTAGATCAGCTTGTTGGCGCCGGTCGTGACGGCGGCCAAGGCGGTCAGCGTGGCGTCGAGCGGCTGCGCGTCGGTGATGCCGAAGCCGCTCAACGTCGTGGGGTTGGAGGCGGCGGTGACGCGGCCGTAGGCATCCACGGTGACCTTGAAGTAGTCGCCCGCGGTGACGCCCGTGGTGGCCAGGTCGATGTCGTTCGAGTTGACGACGATGCGGCTCGTGCTGGCCGTGCCGACGGCGATCGTGGAGCCGATGCGGGTCAGGCCGTCGCCGGCCTCGATCGAGCCCGCGCCGGAGAACTGGGCGAAGGTGAGGCTGGTCGAGCCGATGGTGATCGTGCCGGTGG